TCATTGACTGCAAATGCGCCATGACAAAACCCTACTATGGGTTTGTTTTTTAACTCAGCTATTTCGTACAGCTTGTTTTCAGTTAGATTACGTGCCACTGAATCATTGCCGCCAGTGAGTATCAAACAATCAAACTCAATGTCTTTCCATGCCCAGTTAGGTATGTTGGGTGCCACTGTGATTTCATGCCCTGCTAATACATGATACCAAGCACGTTCTAAGCAATCTTGAACAAAGAAAAATGGGGGGAACTTGCGTTCTTGTTGTGTGACTAATAGTTTCATAGTTCATTAAAAAAGGCGATAACATAGTTATCGCCTTGTGTGAGTTTAATCTAAAAAACTAGATTACCACTGTACGTGGCAAAGCTCACGGTGTGGTTCACCGTAGGCATCACGCATGATTTGCTTGACTTCTTCAGAAGCTGTTTTGAAATCACCTAATGATGTGCATGAGCACTCAAATAGATCCCAAATCATTTCTTGTACATAAGACAATGCTTCTGCTTGTGCTTCTTCAGTTACACAGATTTTTTCAAGCATTTTACGGCCGATTTGTGCGTGGAACTTTTCGTCACGAGCAACGCGAGCATAACGGCTTTGAATAAACTCATCGCCTGCACACTCAGCCATGGTAGCCCAAACGTGGCTAGCACGACCTTCTGCCATGAACTGATACAAGTGCATCATGATTGGATTGTCATGAGCTTCGTATTTCTGGATCAAGCTAGCACCCATACGAATGTCAACTTTACCGTAGTTTTCCCAAATCTTTTCTAGGTCTGGCTTTTCACCTGTTATGTGTTCAAGAATTTCGTGAACAATACGGAAGTGTTCAGCTTCATCCCATGCTTGCTTGGCCAACAAACGTGCATCGTTGGGATCTGTCAAAGCTGGTAGCTCAGACACTTTCTTAGAAAGCTCGATCATGTTCATACGCTCATTGCTGAGACGGATGTGGAAGAAGTTTGCTAGTTGTGCTTTGTCGCCCTTGGCATTGTCAAAGAACTGACGTGTTTGGATTTCAGCCACTTTGTGAAGTGGTTTGAAACTTTCCCATAGTTCATCTAAGAACTGATTTACTGGCTTTGTCATGTTACATTTCCTTTAGCTAAAAGAAGTAGTTGTACTACTCCTTAGTATTTATACATTTGATCTCAGAGTCATTATCTACGCGTACTCTAGTGACCCTTGGAGCGTAATACTTAGCAGAAATATTTCGTGATTCTGTCTTGTTTTATAGACAAATCTAAACACCTAAATATTTGCGTGAGGTAGCGCACATGTTCAAAGGAGAATTGACATTGAGTAGAGCAAGAGGGGCCAAGGCCCAAAAACGCATTCACGCACAAGAAAACACCATCAACTTCAATCAAGCATTAAAACAAGCTCGGCACGTAAACCTTGTGCCAAAAACCCGCAATCAAGAACAACTCATTTTTAACCTGTTAGATCCCGACCAACACATAGTGGTGGCCGTAGGTCCTGCTGGAACGGGCAAGACCTATCTAGCCATGCAAGCGGCTATCAAGGCTCTCAAACAAGGTCAATGCGAAAGGATTGTTCTAACCCGTCCTGCGGTGGGTGTAGAAGATGAGCGTCATGGATTCCTGCCCGGAGATTTGATCTCAAAAATGGAGCCTTGGACCAGACCCTTGTTGGATGTGTTACGCGAACACTACAGCCCTCGAGACATACTCAGAATGATGGACGATCAGATCATAGAAATCTCCCCCTTAGCCTACATGCGGGGACGTACTTTCAAATCTAGTTGGATCATTGCTGATGAGATGCAAAATGCTACTCCTGGACAAATGAAAATGCTGTTGAGCCGCATTGGCAGCGGTTCAAAGATAGTGGTTACCGGAGACGTTGAACAGACCGATCGTGCAAAAAATGATAATGGCCTACTAGATCTTGTAGAAAGACTGAAAGCGCAAAACGCAAATGGCCTATGTGTTAGTTACCTAGGCAAGCGGGACATTCAACGTCATCCTATCATCGATACTGTACTAAGCTTGTACAGCACCTAACAACAGCACCTTTGGGTGCTGTTTTATTTTTGTTATTTGTTATTGATTTGTCTGAGGATGTTATCAACCAAAGGCTGGTATTGTCGTTCCAACTGGCGTATGTGTGTTCCAAACGCTTGTGAGTTCTGTAGAGAAGGCTCTTCCTGAAAAAGATTGTTTTCGAAAATAGTTCTTACCTCATCAGATTGCAGTGCTTTGTTAAACTCGGTTTGATACCAGGTCACTGCTTCAGGTGGTGTATTCTTGTGCAACATCAATCCCCAACCAGCAGGAACATCAAACCCAGCCACCACTGAACTAATGGGTTGAACGCCGGGCATCTGTGCCAATGCTCGAGAACTCAACGCTACTACTTTGACACGCCCGTCTTTATAGAAAGCATAGGCCACCGACGACGGAACAATGCCAAAACGTACATGCCCGCCGGCAACATCTTGTAGAGTATCAACTGGTCCTTTGTGCTCTACTCGCACAACGCCATCTTTGCCCTGCGGAAACTTTGTTTTTTGTGCTAGCATTTCAAATACTAGTCGAGCACCGCCCGACACACTGACTGAGACTTTTTCTTTCTTCAGTGCATTGACAAGTTGTTCAGGAGTGTTTATCGGATCCTTGGGATGCGCAATAAACACAAAGTTAGAGCTGGCAGCCAACAACGGATACACAAAGGTATCAGTGGTATAAGTGCGATTGTTAGTGTCCGGCACTGCTACCTTATCCATGGCAGTGATTCCCGGTACTGATACCATGGTCACCGAGTGGCCATCTGCTGGTAGCTTACTAAAATATTCTGTGCCCACAACTCCGCCGGCACCTGGCTTATTGTTGATGATAAACTTGACGCCAGGATTGTTGGCTTCAACTTGTTTGGCTAACACACGGAAAATAATCTCATTGGCCGACCCTGGGGTCCAAGCCATTACAGCTTCCACAGGTTTGGTAGGTTGCCATGCTTGCGCCACTGCTGATGTTGCGACACCAACAGCAATCAACGAGGATAAAATAATCTTTTTGAACATGCGTTTCTCCTATGATTTGTTCGTTAATTAGTTAGCTGATGATAAACATCACGCCAGTTTTTTACTAGAGTGATTCCTTCGTGATAATAATGCATGTTATGACCATGTTCCATCAGTAGAGGCTTCAATCCAGCACGATATCCAGCTTCGGCATTTTCGGGCTTGTCTTCTACCCACCAGCACCCTGTGCCTTCGTATTCTTCCAAGGCTTCGTCTTTGTAGGCACCAAGATCCAAACAAACAATGCGTTCGAACGCCGTGGGTCCAAACAGTTTATGCAAGTTCATCTCACGTAGTTTTTGTGCGTTTGGATCCAAGCTCAGGCTGGTAATGCAGTGAAATCTATAATTCAACTCTTCGTGCAGTCGTTTGACATAGTACATGGAATCTCGCAGAGCAGGCAAGAATCCAATGGCTGCCGACTCATTGAAAATACGAATCAGTTTTCTAACTTGTTCTCTAGGTATGCCGTAGCGCAAGGCCATGTCATAGCTGAGTTTTGAGCTAGGAACTTCTTCAAACCCATGTTCTTGCATCCATACATTAAACGCCCACTCCCAATCTAACAATACACCATCTGCATCAACTAGGATCAGTTTGTTGAGGTTTTTCCACCGTGACTTCATAGCCATTTTCCTTGAACAATCGTTCTATAATGTTTGGATAGTGCTGGTGATAAAAACTTGAGATTTTTTGGAAATCTCTAGGAACCACTACACCACCCATACTAGATTTTACTACAGAACAGGTTTTGAAGTCAAGTATTACGGACGCTGATTGAATGTCCCTAGTACGAACTCGTTTGCTTACTTCGGTGCATTCGTTTACTTTGCCATCAGGACGAGTGATATAGGTAACAATGAAATATCTCATAGATTGGACAGTTCAATCAGTGTTGCTGAAAGATTGATTTCTTGATCTGCTACCAATGGCACATTGGCCAAGCCATTGCGGATTATGACAATGGCTTGATCTTGTTTGTGGATGTCTTGACTCCAAAGATTGATATTGTCATACATCCAACGGAATATTTCTTCCATTTCTTCTGGGCGGGCACTTGCACACATTAACTTCCGGGCGTCTGTGATCCGGCCAGCCTTGAACAAGTTTACTACATCAAGTTTCCACTCTTTGATACCGCCTTCGTCGCCATGTGGTGCTGTAAGCTGTCCTTCTTGGCTGTTCATCTGACACATGTTCAAACACTTGCGCATGTCTGGATAAGCGGCCTTGACGTATGTGTCCAACGTGTCTAGATCAAACTCTACGGCCTCCGACACGAGCACAGTAGCCATGCGAGCAGTAAACTCTGTGACATCCACACGCTCAATGTGAAATCCTTGACACCTACTGTGTAGAGCAGGTATAACACGATTGGGATAGTTACAAGTAAGAATAAATCTAGCACTAGCGTGATAAGTTTCCATAACCCCGCGAAGCGCGGCCTGTCCGTTGGGACTGATGTAATCTGCTTCATCTAATAGTACCACCTTAAATGTGCCGTAGGGCATGGTTTGAACAAAACCTGTGATCTTGTCACGAATGGTGTCTACAGAGTTTTCACGGCTAGCGTTGATCTCCAACACATCATAGTCGTCCACGCCCAGTTGATTGATCAAGATCTTTGCTAGAGTGGTCTTGCCCACTCCTGGTGCGCCCGAGAACAACAAGTGTGGGATTGATTTGCCTTTGATCCAGCCTTCTACTTGTTGTCGTTGTGACTCATCGCGAAACACGTATCCATCAATGTCACGTGGACGATATTTTTCAGTCCAAAGTTCTTTCATTCTGCCCTTCCAGAAGTGCAACTGTTGCCCCAAAGCGCCTGTGCCTGTTGTTGATATTCATCCAACTCATATTCACTAAGTTTAACACGATATGCTTCTTCTGTCAAGGCATGCCATCCTATGCATTTGCCCGTTGGGCTACGTCCACATCCACATGCGGCACCACCTTGTTTAATCTTATCTGCTTGTATCTGCATCTTCATCGTCCTCTAGGTCATAGTATTCGTTTTTAACCAAGCTCGAGCCTTACGCTCGCCCTCTTGGCGCTGTAGATTTTTTAATCTACGCAGGGTTTCGGGCAAAGTGGATGCTATAACCTGCACCCACTTTTGCTCTTTGTCCAGTGATTCTACGTTGATTGTTTTAGAAGCCGCTGACGGCTTGTGAAATGGTATCGTCATAGCCAGGATGTTCGTCTGAAACCAACAATATGTCTTTGGGATCTACCTTGCGAATGGTTTTTGGCCCGTTGTCATCTTCAATCTCCAAGCCGCGAGTCCAGCGTCCGTGAGCCAGACAGATCCATTGCCCGACTCGCACGTCCTGCTGTTCAGGACCAACTGCATACACACGGCCCCAACGCGGTCTGATACCATCGGCTTTGCCGTTGTCATTCATCAAGATGATACCACTGCTCAGTTGTCTACCCAAAAACTCCATGTCTGATACCAGCACAGTGTCATGCAGAGGGTGCAGTTTTTTGATGCGATGCGGGGCAAATGCGGCTTTGGTTTCCATTAGATCTTCCTTATTCCAGGTGTGCTTCGTGCTTGTTGACGTGCTGATTTCAGAGGTTCTTGTTTAATCTGGCGTGCTTTGGCGATGGCTGCAGCAAGTCCGCCTTCGCTGGCCTGTGTTTTAACCACTGGATCGGCAGCAGGTGCTGGTGTTTCCAACACTGGCACTGGCACCACCGCCACTGGCTCGTCGGCTTGAGCTTGTGCTTGTCTACGGCTGGCCGCTACCGGAGCATCACCAACATTGGTGGTTTGCCTGCTGTATTGTTTGCTGACCTGTTGTGTACGACGACTCAACGGCCTGTTGTTGTGGTCCACAAGATCACCGCGAGCATTTACACCCATGTTGCCCACTGCTCTTACATCTTCGTTTTGTAACAGCAACGCACCAAGGTCAACTATTTTGCCTTGCGCTGTACGATATTGTCGTTTGGTCATGATAAAACTCCTTGTTTGCTGTATTTAACGCAGGAATTCTGCAGGATCTAAATCGTAGTATATGGAGTCAATCCTGTGTACGCCCAGCAGATACAACACATAACTGGCCACACTGCTTCCACGGCCCACGCCCCAGATCACATGATTATCACGCATGACATCTACAAAATATTTAAGATACCTCAACAGATCAAACAGATCACGTTCCTGGAACATCATGAGCTCTTGACCTGCTCGTTGCAGTTGTTCCTGTGTGTTGCACAGTTCCAATACATATTGAGCTATGTCCAGTTGTTTGTATTCTTCGGGCATGAACCAAGTGCGTTGACAACGATGATCATAGGCTTCCTGCGTGAGATTTTCTTTGGCCATGGCATCGTATTTGATAAAGGCCGGTGCATTCTCTAGGATATGGGCTAGGTCTTCAATGTTTACTCCGTCAACCAACATACCCTGGAATACAGCCAGGTCAGATCCTTGCATGACTAAATCACACACATCATCTTCAGAATAGATCTGTTCGCCAAACTTATTGGTCTTCATCTTTGCGGAAAGCCACCACAGTGTTGCCTTTGTTGTTTTCTTGTTCAGAATCGTCCCAATCCAGGCCCAACAGTTGCCAGGTAGTGGTACCTCGTATGCTGACGATTTTGCCCTCGTCTTTGCTGTCACTGACTGAAGGATCAGGACTGTTCCACCAACCTTTGTGTGCAAATGGTCCCACGGTTTCGGTGTTGGTTTGGAAGTAGGTTATATTTTCGCCTAGCTCGCTGGCCAACTTCAACTGTGTCACTGACATGCGTCCTTCTATCACTGAGTCTAGCTTTGAGTATAGCATCATTCCGATGATTTGATCAACTGGTTGTTCAGGAAAGATCACAGTTCGCATGCCCGCGGCTTGCAACCGTTTGATCGCAGCTTTTTCTCTATGATCCACAAACACCGAGTTCTGCATCTGCATGAACAATATGTATTTGAGCCGTTCTAAGGCAATGTTCTGTTCTCTACTGTCTTGGGTGTTTGTGACCATTTCACAGCGAACCACATACGAGTTCATCATAACAGAGTTGTCCCAATAGGCTGCAGCCATAAATTCTGCTGGGTATTCTATTCTTACGTTCATGAGATATTGATTTTATCTTTAAAGTTTTGGTTTGATTCTTCGTAGGCCTTGGCCTGTTTTTCTCTGAGCTTGTTGGTGTAGCTTTCTATGGCCATGCGTATTTGATTACAAATCTGCCCATTGCTGGATCTATAGGCGATGTTGAGCTTGCGATTGAGCTCATTGATTTTTTCAATCAGCTCTTCCGTTGTCAAACTGTCAATGTCACCTATCAACGGATGTTCCATCAGAGGTCTCCTGTTTTTCTATTTTCGCTGTAGTAGGGATCAAATGTGCCACCAGGGTAACGGCTTTCCAACTTGCGTACATTTTCAGCGATGACATTATTGGGATCCAGTTTTAATGCGCGGCAGGCGTTGATCCAGTACCACATGACATTGCCTAGTTCGCATTTCATGTGGAACACAGCTTCTTTGTTGAGTGCTTTGCCTTGGAAGAAAATCTTCTTTGGTATTTTGCAAAACTCTCCGGTTTCGGCTGCCATGCCCAATGCGGCTGTGAGCAACAGTGAAACATTGATTTCCGGACCGTGACGCTGGACACCATCAAACACTTCATAGTTGGCATCCAGTCGATTGCAGGTGTACATAAATGTGGTTAGATCATTGCTGGGCGCACTGGTTACTTGTGCTACAAATTCTTGATATCGGTTTAAATCGATAGGCATAAAATACAACTCCTCTACACTACTTTAGCATAGAGGAGTGTAGTTGTCAATGATTTTGGTTAGGCCACTGTTGGATAAGAATTCGAAACATCTGGGCCGGTACTCACGCACCACCAAGTTCCGCCAATGTAAGTTAGGGTAGTTGACTGACCTAACCCGGTAAAGGTAACGTTGCCGGCGGCTGAGTTTTTCCAACCTGCTGACACCACTGTCAATACCTGTGTGGTTGGTGAAGCATTGCCACAGATTACAACTTTGCTCTGACCTGCTGTGCCATTGGCGATATTGCCTGACCAATCACCGCTCTTGTTGATGATGGAAGTAGTAGTGGTCAAACTTACGTTAGCGTTGCTGGTAATGGTTTCCAAAGATGGCAGATAGATAGGATCCAGGTTGCGATTTAGATCTTGTATGGTCACTATGGTTCCACCGTTGCTGGTAGTAAACTCAAAGGCAAAAACACCAGTGGTATTGAACGTGATGACATTGGTAGCTGTGTTGATGCCTTGGATGTTTGATACACCCACAATAACGGCAGCTGGCAATGTCAATGTGTATGTGGTGCTGGATACTGTGACGATCACACGCACTGTCGCACCGTTGCCTGCGCTGGGGAAGTTCGTAAACGCCAAGATGCTGTTGGTATCCAATGTAAACGTATGGAAACCACCTGCTGGGTAGTTAATGGTCACTGTGCCTGCCACAGTTTGTGCGCTGGCGTTGCCAAGGTTGATACGTGTGGTTCTAGCACCGTCTAACTTGGCGTTGAGTATGGGATTGCCGTCCATGTCATTGTATAGTGTAGTTCCGGTTAGGGCTTGTTTGACAATGACTTTGGCTTGTAGATCGTCGATTTCCTGCTCGGCAAACTCAAAGTTTGTTTTGATGTTTGTAAAGTTATCGCGGAATCCCTGCGAATCGTTGTCTTGACCAGCTACTGGGTACGCTGTGTCAATGTTGTTTGGGTTGATATTAGATGCCATTTTTTCATCCTATTTTATGGGTGTATTTAGTGCGAGTTACACTGCGGAATCATCTTTAAAATAACTCCAGCGATTATTTGTAGTGTCCCAATACGCAAACTTTCCACCCGGAATGCTGTCGCTCAATGAAATCATTTGCCCAGCTTGTCCTTGAATAGTTCTAGCAGATGCTATGGTTCTTGTTGTAACTTTTAGGTATTGTGCAGTGATATTACCGCTGGCTGTCAAAGAAACAGTATTAACATTGTTTGCTATAGAAGCATTGCCAGCAGTGATGGTTGCATTGGTCGCAAAACCTTGATTGGCAATGATTACATTGTTCGAAGTAATGCGTCCTGACACAGATAAGTTAGCGTTTGCTGTAATAAAGTTTGCAAAAATGTTGCCATTGCCAGTTATAGTACCAGGAATCAATGTGGCTGTTGTAACAGTTTCGGTGACAGTCAAATTCACAGTCGATACCGCGTTGGCGTTTACCGTAACTACGTTGGCATTGCCTGTAGCAGACACAAAGTTTTTACCAATCACATTACCGTAACTATTGATATCATTGGTGACCTGTAGTGCTTGAGACATAGATACAGATCTAGCAAAAGTAGCAAGATTGGTTACTTTTACATTTCCTGCAGTCACGGTACCCAAAGCATTTATGTTGGTTGGCGAAAGATTACCATTGTAAGTGGGCAAGTAACTGGTCACATTGGCATTGCCGTAGGTGCCGTTGGCCGCGGGCAAGTTAGTGATAAATCTACCATCACCCAGCAAGTATCCATTGGTTGTTCGAATATTACCTGTGGCTGTCACACTAACCAAGGTACCCACGGACGTGACATTGGGTTGTGCATTGGCTGTAACCGTTGCCGCATTGGTGGAAAATACTCCCAAGCTGTCAAAGTTAGCATCTAGCTCAGATAGGTTGATGTTTCCTGTGGCATTGGCGAATTGATAGGGTACTGTCATAGTTGGTCTCGATCTTGTTATCTATGGGGTACTCTGGTTTATCCAGTTGACCTCTTCAGGTACAGAGTTTACCCAAGGCACGGTGTTGCCCACATTGTTGAGCCAAGAAACAATGGCCGGTGGTTGTGGCACAGGTGCCGGGCTAGGCGGAGCACCGCCCAGGATGTTGATCTTGGGATACAACAGATACTTGTTGTAAACGTCTGTGAGCCCATAGTTGTCTTCGGGCACAATAAATACAGTGCTGCCGCCATCAAATATTGTCTGTTGGCCAGCAGGTTCAGGTATCAAGCTCCATGTCACTCGGCTCAATCCCACAGTGGGTGTGAGTGGCAAATACAGTTCAGTGTCTTTAAACAAGTTACCGCGTGTGACCAACAGTGCATCGTAGGTCACATAGGTATCAATCAAGGTAAATGACACGTAGGTATCATCTACTACAGTCATTCTGTATAGTCCCAGGCGATCAGTATCGTTGGTGATCGCTGAGCTGGGGTCCAACGTAGTGTCATCAAACTCCAGTTGATCATAGGTGCTAGACCAGTTGGTCCATGCTTCAGCGTCAGTCTGTCCAAGATAGTCTTCTTGCTTTTGAAAGATCACTGTGCGATTGTTGAGCTGGCGTCCATTGTCTCCGTCAATGCCGCCCAGAGCCGCAATGCGATCCAGGGTTTGGTTGTTTACAGCACTGAAACTCAACTGAGTGGCATAATCCACTGTGCCACGCAACACAATGTTGCTGGGTCTGTCAACACGATCAAATGTGGTAGCCTGTGCTGGACTTGGGATCCACTCTTTGATCACTGGATCCCAGTAATGGCTGTACTGTCGATCCAGGATGTAACGATCGGCGGTAAAATCAACCAAGTTCAAACGCTCGCCCCAACGAGTGCGTATGTTATAGGCCAGCTGTTCACCTTTGCCAGGTTCACAGTAGGCCACAATGAATGCACGAGTAAAGCCCAGCACACGTCCATTGGCCTGTTTAGATGTCATCCACAGCGGCAACACTTCTGAATACTGCCCCACTGTGTCAATGACCTGATCGCGCATCTCAATCAAGCTGTTGGGATACACTTCTGTCACAGTTTCGCCATCATATCCAAATGGAAAAGCCACGGACACTGACTGTGGTGGGCTTTCGCCGCGCTTGTTTACTCCCGAATCCTGCACTTCACTGTATACCACTTCGTATACAACATTGCCGGTATTGCCCAGGCGTGCCTGTGCTACTTTGATTTCGCCCAGTACCAATGGCTTGCGGAAGTGATTGAGCTCCAAGGCTGTGACATAGTCTTCCAGACTGGAACTGGTCAATCCAAACGCATGCTGATAGATCACGTTTTTGGCCACACCAAAGTAAGGATCGTCGGGTCTGTAGATAAAGCTGGGCTGTATGATGTCTTGATCCTGCAACAAACTGTTGACCAAGGCGCGATCCGCTTCGCCAGGCATGGCCTGTATGTAAAGACTTTCATAGGGTTCGTTGTATTTGCGGTTGACTCTGATACGGAAAGTCTTGAACACTGAAATCAAGCCGTCAATGCTGTAGGCATTACCAGTGAATGTGAATGTAGAGTCAAATGTGGTTTCATCAGTGCCCAGACGTGTGGCTCGTTGTGCGTCAAAAGTAGTGGCTCCACTATCTATGGCAAAGGTATTGAAACTCACACGACCAGCAAGGTTACCCGATGGCAACAGTTGCAGTCCTTGAGGCAGTTTGTTGTACACACCTGGCACATAGTTTCTGTTCAAGCCTGCGCCTGGCTTGAGACGATAGAACAGTTGACGGCCTGAAGTATTGATCGCTTCAATCTGGAAAATGCTGACCGCGCCGTTGTTGATGATGCCTAAATCTGTAGGAGTGATCCAGGTCACTTCTGTTTCCACGTCGCCAATGATTGTGATAGTGTAGGGATAGGGTGGTGAAATCAGCTGTGGATTATCTTTTTTGTACACATAGATAACAAAGTTAAACTCTGTTTCTGTGGCGCCTTGATTGGGCAAATACCCATACAACCATCCTGTGGTCGAGTTCAAGGTCAGTCCAGGAGGCAGGTCCGCTGAGTCCCCGGTAGCTATTTCCCACTCTACTTGATCACCATCCAGATCAATGGCCTGTAACTGATAGGCAAAAAAGTTTGAGTGACGATACAACCCGATGTTTCCATCGGGCGGATAGTTTGCAACAAAAGGCGTGCGCTGTGGCAACACGTCTGCGGTGATTTGATTGTTGTCTGCTGTAAAGTCTGTGGTATCTGCTATCAAGCTGTCTTTGCTGACCACAAACATAGTATAGGTTCTCTGATTACGATCTTTGCCGTCAGATATCTGTAGAGTAAACTGATAGTTTTTGCTGATACTGCGCGAAGAAAAATCAAAGGGAAACTGATCAAAGGTAGTGCCTGCACGATCAAATCCTGCAACAGCAGTATCGGGCAAGGGTGTGGCAGGAGTGATAAATCCTGTGATCAATCCAGTGGTAGTGATTGACGTGCCTGGCGGCAGTTCGCCGTCCTCTAAGGTAATCACGACTTTGTCACCCGGATCTTGATCAGTGAACTCAATCTGATAATCCACAGTGTCTCCGTCGTAGAACAGTCCAATACTGCCGGCCGGAGTCACAAACTCTGGTAGATCCTGTCCTGTCACTGTGAGTTGGAAGGTTCGGTCAGCGATACGTGTGAGCCCATTGAGACCTTCACTGTAGGCACGGATGGCAAATCGAGAAGTGACGTTTTCAGATACTTCGGCGGGCACACCACGCACAGTAGAAAACGCCAGCGGAACTCCTTCAACAACACCATTGGTTTTGACTTGGATACCTTCGGGCAAGGTCCCTGCAATCAGTCTATATTTGACCATGCCGCCGTCAGGATCCACTGCAATCACCGGTGTGGTGAAAAACAGTCCTTCGGCTACAGTGCCTAGATTACCAGCAGGAGTTAGCCATTGCGGTTGTGCCATGTTATTAGAAACTAGATAATGCTACACGGCCCCAGATCTGGCTGGAACCATCGTAATCTGCAGTACACACATAGAAAAAATCTGAATCATATGCAGTTTGTCCAGCAGAGTCACCCACGCTGCCCACGCTGGTCAGTGGAGGATTGCCGCTGGTAAATGAGTTTAAATATGCAAAGTTATTGTTGCATTTGATATAGGCAGTGCGTAGCCCATCGCCGGTTCCGTCGTTGGGCACTGCGCCTACGTTGATCACTTCTATCGCCATGTTTTACCTCGCTTTGAGATATTTATGGCTATTTGCAGTTAGCCTATGTACCAGTTTGATCCATCAGCCCAGACAGGCACAGCATTGGCTGCATTGCCCACGGCTAGATTGCCCCATGTTCTTGTGTCGGCATCAATGACAAAAGATCTTGCTCCAGCAAAGGGGGTGGGTAGGTTAGACACTGTGACTTGAGCAGTTCTCACAAAACCATTGTCTACTGTTAGATTACCAGATATACTAATGTTTCCGGCGTTGACATTGCCCACAAATAGTCCGCGCCAACGGTTGGTTATACTGCCCAAAAACCATGTGTTGTTTGCACCAGGAATGGTGTTGTTGTTTAGGCGAACATTGCCCACGCCATTGGGGCTCAAGGCCAAATCTTGATTGACCTGCAACGTAGAAATAACGTTGTTTTGTATCCGTACGTTAGTGCCCACAGGGCCAGCAGCCCATATTTGATCAAAATTATTGTCTGTTTTTATGAAGGCGGTGCGTAATGGATCACCGGTTCCGCTGTTAGGAGCCGTACCTACATCGATGATTTGTTCTGCCATTTGCCTGTTCCTTTTGTATATTTACCGGAACAGGCTGTTTGGAAATGTAGCTAGGAAGGTGAGAAACTTGACCCGCAGCCGCAGGTTGTTTGTGCGTTGGGGTTCTTGATAACAAAGCTAGATCCCATGACATCTTCTCTGTAGTCTATTTCAGCGCCTTGCAAATAGCCCCAACTCATGCTATCTACCAAGATTTTTATACCATCGTATTCGAGATCAAAGTCATCTTCGTTGTGTACTTCATCCAGTGTAAAACCGTATTGCATGCCCGAACAACCGCCGCCCTGTACAAATACACGCAGTTTAAGAGCAGGATTGTTTTCTTCTGCCAGTATGTCTCGTATTTTCACAACAGCCGAGTCTTTTACTTGCATCAGGATATTACTCCAATTCGTTCATTGACGATATCCCAGTTGATGATCTTCCAGATATTATTGAGATATGCTTCTTTGTCGCTTTGATAATCTAAAGCCCATGCATGTTCCCACCAATCAATAAGTAGGGCTATATCAGTGCGCACAGCATGATTGCGAATGGTCTTGATATCACCCGAGGTGTTTAGGTATACCCATCCCGATCCTTGGATCTTCATGGCTGTTTCTTTCACAGCATCTTTGAAAGTATCAAAGTCGTCAAACTTCATCTCAATAAGTTGTAGACTGGAGCCTCGAGGACGGTTTGGTGCTTTAGGAGCCCTAAGCTGAGGGAAGAACATATTGTGTAAAAAACTGCCAGCACGATTAAAATCAGCATTGCCTTCTCCAGCATTGTAGCGTTGGGCATAGCCTCGCGCCAGGTGTTCAAAATGATAATCTAGGGTTTTTTCGCTCATTACAGGATCTAGATCCTTGAGCCCATAAGGCAAAGGAGTGGTTTCCAGCTTGGCTGGACGAGTAGTTGCTTCTAATAGATAGATTAAATCTGCTAATGATGCGGCGGTATCCATACTACTATTTAGCGGCGTCTTGTGATGCGTCCTTTGGTTATATCATAGGGGCTGAACTCGATTTCTACTCTATCGCCCATGAGTATTTTGATATTGTTCACGCGTATCTTGCCGGATATGATACCTATCACGGGCTGAGATTGTCCGTCTACTTGTACTCTAAACATGGCATTGGGCAGTACATCAACCACAGTGCCTTCCATACGGAAGCCTTCTTCTTTAGGCAATTTTAAATTCGATCCTTTTCAGCCGATCCCAACGAAAACTGCGCCAGACAGCCTGATCGATGTCCCAGATCTTGCAGACATCGTTGTTTACTTTTGACGGTTTGTGTGCTTGTTCCACAGGCACTGCTTTGTTTTCATTCACGGTATACTTAGCACCGTGAGATTCGTTGAGAGTGCAATTCATCACTCTGGTAGAGCCGTCGGCCTTGACAAACTCTACCAACACAGCGCCATCCTGTAAGATGCCCTTCATAAAACGTCGGAACTCATCTCGCTCAGCTTCTGCAGATTGACTGTAGTAGTTGCCAGGTTGGCCGTTGAGCCGGTTCCAAGTTTGCTGTTGTTCAAATGTCAGTGCCATTGTCGTTTCCCCATGCTAGTGAAAAAATAAGTTGATCTTGAGAGTTTGTAAAGAACCATGTCATATATTCGGTGGATATTTCTGCTTGATATTGGTTTCCAGGCAATCCAAAATGTTCTACAGTCCAGGCACAGATTTCATTCCAGTGCTCCATGCTGGGATTTGTGTCCCACATCAGAGTCACCGGATAAGCAAAAGTTTTGTCAACAAGATATTGAGATTTTGCCACGATTGTTTTAGATCTTGTGCTGTAACACCACTTGCCTGGATGCAAATCATTGGGAATGACCAGCATACACCGTCAACGACGCATGGTAGCGATGGCCACTGCTTCTTCATCTGAAAAGATAGGCACAGCATTTGACTTGTGCATGGTACCGATGCCTTTGATCTTGGTACCTGTATACACTTTGTCCGGAGACTTGGTGGCCGCAGTGGTATCCACGCCATTGTTGAGGCTAGGAATATGTTGTGTGGGCTCACGGCCAGGCGGATATTTGGGTGCTAGGCTCACTTTGACTGTGGGTGCTGGCGCACGAGTTTGAGAAAACTTGGGGGCGAGTTTGACCCACTCAGCCTGTTTCTGCTCCCACTCAGCCTTGAGATCACGTGCCTTTCGTGCGGCATCGGCAGACGCATACTTTCTACGTTTGCTTTTGAGCTTGCCTGTGGTAGTGAGCCAGGGGCCTTCTAGATGCATGGTCATTGACGACTCCATTGTGTGAGCATTCTAGTATTATAACTGATTGAGCTTTATTGGTCAACCACGATACAAATGCTGAATTTTGGGCAGGATTTTAGCCCAACTATCAAAGTTTTGATTTTGTTTTTAGTGGCATAACTTTTGATCCACTTAGTGATTTATTTGATTCTCTGTTTTGGTGTCATATGCGATTGTTTCTTTTTAAAAATTCAAACAAGATTTTATGTGCTTCTCTGTTAGGATGCGCTCCGTCAGGATAAAACAAGTCTGGACGTTGGGCAAATGTTTCATATCTCCGCTGTCCTTTATCTACTTCATCCAAAATAGATTGCATCTGTGATATGTCTGTGACATGCTGTTTGAACAGTTTTAAAAAATCTTCTCCTCGGTGATCCGCTGAGAAAAATGAATAAACAGGATTCTTTACAATGTCGTAGTCGTTGAGTAAAAGATTGATCATGCTCTGGCAGATGACCTCTACGCCAGTATAGATAGTTTTAAAATCCTCGATCATCAGAGCATCACTGCACCCGCCAATGACTTTTATGTTGATATTCCACTCTTGACTCAGAGCCGATAGATCAAAATAGAATCGAGAAATAATTCTGTGCATCAACTCCGTGGGTCGATCGTAATAGTTTTTATCCTCAGGATCCATATATAGAAAATCTCTAGTCCATTCGGTTTGAAAAACTATAATCTGTTTATTTTTAAACAATCTCAGATGATGATTATTGAATAACAGATTCCTTGCACGTAGATAGGATTCTCTGTTTGAAGACCCACCTAGTCCAACATTTATAGCTACGTGTCCATCTTCATGCAGGTACTCTGTTAGTCCACCATGCAGTATCATAGGTGTACCATTGTTGGGGAGCCACTCTCCCACACTCCAACTGTCGCCGGCGATTATTGTGACTTTTTTATCGCTGATGTTCATTGAGACAATCTTGTTTTAAAAAATCGTATAAAATACGGATTCCTTTGCGGTTAGGATGTACACCATCGGGGTAAAAAAAATCAGGATGCTCTCTCATCAATATTTCTCGGCGAAAGCCTTGATCAATCAATGTCAATAACTTTTCTTTGCTGGCAATGTCGTTGATCCTTGATTTGATTTCTTTGACCAGTTCTTCAGATCGTTGCTCATACAAAGAGAACACAGGATTATTTGTTTGGTGCGTTTCATTGACGATCAAGTTTATCATGCTCTGGCATACTATGTTACAGCCAGGATAGTGTTCTTCGATATTATCAAACCATAAAGTATCGCTGACACCACCAATGATATAAATTTTACAGTTGGACTTTTGCGCTACATCGCTGAGATTTCTGTAAAATCTTGATATCCATCGCATGGCAATGTCTTCGGGATCTGAAATCTCCTTCCAATCTTGTGCGTCGAGTTGATTTTCCCAGCCAGTTGAATGCTTGTAATCTCTACTGTACTCTGTTTGAAAAACAAACACAGCATCAATGTCGTGGGTGGCATTTCGTCTGAAATAGGTATCTATGCGTTGATAGATATCATGATTTGATATGCCTTTGTCACTGAAGTTTGACACCCGATGCCCATCTTCTGTGAGATACTGCTCTAGACCACGATGAGGATTGTGAGTGCAATCCTTGTCCCATTCACCGCACCCCCAACTGTCGCCTACTATTAAAAAGTTCATTAGATCTCCGGTGGAGGCATTTTTCCAATGCTTTCCACATTTTACCTTGTTGTCTATCCACTCGATCTCGTTGCCAGATCGCTATCCAAGATGTTCACAAAGCTCATTTCCAAGATCCAGTAGTAACTCCTCAGGATGGTCTGGATCTTCTACTATCATCCTAGCAAAGTTGTATCTTATATTTTACGTTGGCAACTAAAGCTGTCAGATTCAAAACGGAAAGCATTGGCGTATTTGCAGTCCCATACCACGTCCTGACCTTTCATGTGCCAACCAAAGGAGTATCCTGCAAGCAAACAAGCCAACATCAACAACAACTTGGGCGATGCTTTGGCCCATTTTTCACTGATTGCTTGCCACTCTTCTGGTGTAAACCAAATCAACGTCTATCTCCAATCAACTGTAACAGCGAAATAAAGATGTTAATAAAGTTAATGTACAGGCTCAGTGCGGCAAACCATTGCATACGTCTAACTTCACTTTCAGACGCACCCCAGAACATGTCGCGAATACGATTCATGTCATAGGCGGTGAGTCCTAGAAAAATAAGGATGGTCAACACATTTAGTGTCATTTGCAGTGCAGTGGACGCTACAAAGATGTTAACAACACCTGCAATAATCAAGCCAACCACACCGGCAAACAAGAACGGTCCCCAACCTGAAATATCTTTCTTTGTAAAGTACCCCCAACCAGCCAAGGCACCAAAGCTCACAGTGGTTCCAATCAAGGCTTGTGCAATACTAGCTGATGTATACACAGCAAAGATCACACTCAAGCTCAAGCCCATGGCACCGGCAAAGGCAAAATACCATGCTTTGATGGCACCCTCGGAAAAACTGTTACCCTTCCAGGCCAAGAACAAACTCATGATCAAAGGTGCAAAAATAATGACGTAACCTAGTAGGCCAGAAAACAACACAGGCACTAGGCCTAGAGAGTTGATCAGCGCGGCAAATACTAGTGTGGCAAACACACCTGCGGTCATACGACCCAGGACTCCGGCCACTGCGGTGTTGAGACTTTCAACTGCTGATAATGTTGTCATTTGCTATCTCCTTATTTGGCAGCCAAGGCTTCTTTCTCGGCTGTGATTTCTTTGCGGCGTTCTTTGATTGCTTTGCTCATTTCTTGTAGAGCCTTGCGAGCTCGAGCAGCCGCGGCCTTGACACCTTTGCCAGAAAACTTTTCGTTTTCAGCAATGTATGTTTCAAATGCTTGTTTGATTGCGTCGTGATTTTGTGACATGTTATTCTCCTTGAAGTTTGATTTGTTCACGTAGGGCATTCTGTCGACGGACACAGTTCTGCATCTGTCGTTGTACTGCCAGTTTGTCAGGAGCAGTTTCTAACTCTCTGCTGAGAGTGCGATATTCTGCCAACAGAAGTTTTAACTGCTCTTTGAAATCGGTATGGTTCATTGATACTCCTTGCATAACGCTATTATGTATGAAGCGTCAAGAAATGTCAAGCAGTTTTTATTACCACCAGCCCACTGCTCGCCCAAAACCAAATACGTTGACACAGGCAAAGTACCCGGTTAGCAACAGCGGCCACATGAGTTCTCTGCGCCAGTATGCATACACACCAGCTAGACTACCTATAAAGAAACCTGGATAGATCCAGGCCATGTTGGGATTTTGAGCAGTGAAGGCCAAGGTAATACTGGCACCTACTGTAAAAACAAAGCTGACCAAGTCAAACCAGAAAGCAGTGCGATCTGAATGGAAACTGGCACTCCAGAAATCTTTTATCTTTTGCAAAGTTATACTATCTCAATGTGGCGTCGGTTCCAACAGTCCCATACTGTCACACGATCCCAACTACGAGACCATGTGGTACGAAACTTGTCCCAGCTGTGTTGATTATATAGTCGCAAACGATTGTCGTCGACATGTTTCTGATCTATGCCGTTTTTCTTGGCCCATTCATTCAACAAAGTTGGTGCCTGCGAATCTCGGATGATCACGATGAATAAGGGCTCAGGCCCAGAGTTTGAGTTGTAGTGCATCAGTTAATGTAATGTGGTGCCCGGTGGTCGGACTTCCTGTGTTTCGTTTCTAGCATCGATCATTTGTTTGATGTCTGTGATGATCATTAACTCGTCGTCGTGTTCGGCTGCCAGTTTCTCATCTATGCCCACCAGGCGCATGAGTCCACCAACATGGACTTCGGTAATCCCAAAGTCTGTGAGAACCAAACAGATGTTGATCACTAAATCTTTTACTGCTTCTTCGTTTAGTATGTCTATAACGAAATCTTGTTCCATTGCAATAGTTATTTAATCCTTTTGAGGCCAAAAAAAAGCGGCCCTAGTGGAGCCGCTTTTTAAGATTGCAGAGCCGATTAGGCTTCGTCAGCCACAGCGTCAGCCTGTTTGGCTTTGACCTTGGTAGGCTTGACAGCCACCTTGACTTCGCCACGCTTGGCTTCTTTGACTTTTTCTGCCAACTTGCTGGTAACAGCATAGCCAGCATCGCCTGCCTGACCTTGCTCCTGCAGATACTGCAAAGCATCGAGCTTGGTCATTGGGCGGGGAAGCTCAATGAGATTGATGTTGGTGCAACCTGCCTTGGTCAAGATCTTGACACGAGCAACCATGTCGTTTGCAAAGCGAGCTTTGGTAACACCATTATGAGTAGCGGTACCAGCAACGGTAAACAGTTTATCAGTAGCCATAATATGCCTTTCAAATGTGATTAATGAGAAGTTTCAAACTGCATGCTTTTTTACAGCATACCATTATTTTAAGAGAAATAAATTTAGTTGTCAACCTGTTTTGCCTTCTTTGATTTGCTCATTTTGCCAAATTTTGGGCCAGCCGTTTGAGCAAGTTCAAAGTCTTTAACGGTGGTACGAAGCTCGTGCAAGCCTTGGCACACCTTTTCATACCCTGCAAAGGTACGATCAAATCTCAGCTGATACACATCGGCAAAAGCTCGCAGTGCCTTGACTGCGTCGTCCGGTGCCATAAGCCCTTGGTCAATGTCATTGACCACGTCGCGAATGTTGTTAACTACATTCCAACATTTTAGAATATTTTGCTCTAGAGCAAAGTTGTGTTCGGTAAGATCGTGATCAGTCATTTAGATAGTTCCTGAGTTTGGATTTTTACTGCTTCGACACCGCGATCAAGAATCCTAGCCAAGCCACTGAAGCCCACACTAGAGATTGCAATACCAACCAATACACCAATAAAGAATCTCATATAGTATCCTTAGATAACACGCACACGACTGAGCTGGGTAGAATCCGGGCGGTGTGCTTTCACGGTACCCTTGATTGTGATCCAAGTGCCTGCATGAAACTTCTCACGATAGGAGAAAAACACAGCCTGATTGGTATCAGTGATGCCAGACAAAAAGTAGACATTGTAGTTTTGCGAATACACTGCACGAGTGATTTCTACCTGTGCTTGAACTTTGGTTCCAATGTCAGCGAGATAGCCTTTGGAATGATCGATGCGTTCAGCAACAGCCAGCTCTTTCTCAGCACGTTCGTAGGCACTGATCTGGCTGGCTACCAGGGCAATCTCCAATCGGTTGGCATTGGTAAAGCCTGTCATAGCCACTACCTTGCTCATGGCAGTGTCAAAATCACTGGTCTTGCCTTTAAGGGCCTTGAGCGTGAGTTGTTGTGCAAGGAAACCGAGAGCTCGAACACCCAGGGCACGATCCTGTTCAGTGATTTTGGTTTGGTCTGCCAGAGCCAGTTTGACCAGATCGCGGTTGGGCTCTTTGACGCGAGTTTGGGTGCCAGTTTGAGCGTCCACATTCCACACGCCGTCTTTAAAGTAGCCACCGTTGATGCGATTGGCGTAAGCGGCCGCACCCCATACTGTGTCAACAGTGTATTCAATGACTTCGGCGGGTTTGCGAGCGCGATTCACTTGGCGTTGGATGCTGTAGTTTGACGGATGATAATAACGCATGGGTTGCTCCTGTTTTTCCACTATACATATATTATAGCACAACGGGCATTTCTGGTCAACCTCTTAAGTTAGTAAGTACTAACCCTAGTTTGGTGGCGATATTCACGTTTAAGCCAGTATTTGTAGCGTTGGAAGTATTCAGCCTGGCTGTAAGGCAGTTCGTGATAGTCATTGCGTTCTTTGCAGTTACGCACCCATAACTCGTACAACCATTTGCGGAAGTCTAAATTTTTCATTATGGGCTTTTGTTTAGAATGGGAGAAAAGCGATAGATAAAACTGTCCAGCCAACAAGAAAAAGTGCGACATTCATTAATGTCATCTTGCCTGTAATGCACCCAGATGTGACCATCTACTTCAACCACGCTCATCACATGGAATACATTGCCATCACTATTAAACCAACGAGTACCTTCTTTGACTTGCATATCTCTCCTTACCTAATCTTTATTTTGTGTTCCTCTCTACGGTCTCTACGGTCACTGTAGAACTTATGACCAATCCTGCGGATGGTGTCAGCGGCCGTTTGCGGATCTACTTCAAACATTTCACGTATGTCTTCTGCTGTGATTCCTTCTTTAGCATTGAAAATATATATTTCATAATGCCGTTGACTATTATAACGTGCCCTGAGCTCAAGGTGCATGATATTGGGAATCTGCACTTCAAAAGGTTTGTCCTGGAGTGCCGCCCAGGTACTACTGTGCTCGGCCGCGGTGATGTCTCCCAGGTACTCCAGTCCGTAACAATCCCACATTGCAACAAACTGATGATCACTCACAGTTACCTCCTATTACAAAAATACCTTTGACATAACACAGTCATTATAACTGTCAACAAAGAGTTTGCCCACATCACAGCTCACATAGTTGTTGCCTTGCATACCTTGTTCACTGTAGTCAACATCATCGCCAGCAAGACCCATGCCTGTGAGCAAGTTCCGCAGGTCTTTAAGGAATGCACGATCTGTATAGATCAACCCATCGTCATTGACTTTCCATGTTGCAGTATCAAAATAAACACGCAGTTCGCCAAAATCGCCTTCGTCGTTGACGTAAGGCACATCGAGGCCAAGGACCTTGACTTCTTTGGCAACATCGCTCCAGTAGCCCGAGCCGTCTGTACACACACCTTGATTGATTTTACGCATTATAACTCCTTGATTAGTCCAACCGGCTACCGGCGTAAGCACGGAAACCATATTTCTCAAATACTTTGGCGGCTGCATACGCACCATGTTCTTTGGTATCTACGTTCTGAGCACCGTGCTCACTGGGATTCCAGATTGAGAAACACTTTTTATAGTCCGACCGTTCAACACCAGCGGCTTTGAGCATCTTGCCCAGGCGGGTGTTGCCTTTGACACCGTAGATGTCGACCCAGGCAAAACCACAGGCAAACTGATCTTGACCGTGGAGTTTTTCTTGAAAAAACTTATCGGCGGCAATGCGAGCCTCGGACTTGGCTTCTGCTACTATTGCGTTGACTTGATCTTGAGTGTATTCCATGCTAGGCTCCTTTTTGTTTACTATACCCATATTGTAGCAAAATGAACATTTCTGGTCAACCAGAGTTTTTACGCTTGGTTAGTGCTTGCTAACTTATGTAATGGGCAGATTTTTGGGCTGTACAGCAGGATTTCTGTGGCCGCTTTGGCTTCACGTTTTTTCTTGGTACTACCTGCTTCTTCAACTTCTGTGGTAGCCCTACGTCCTGCGGTGTAAGTGATTGGATACTTCTCCAAACCAAGATGTCCTTGCCGGCTGGTGTAGAAGTCATCGTCTGTGTCACGTCCACTCTTCATCCCAGCTCAGGCCTTCGTCTTCGCGGTCATCGAGACACACAGATTCATACACTTTGATTTTCATACTCATGTCCATTTCAAAGTAAAAGCAAAACAATCTCGTTCATTGTCAAAGTAGAAAATATATCTACCCGGACGCAAGTCAGTGCTCATCTCAACCATTTGCCAGCGCCAATCATGATCTAGCTCATTTTTGCACCATTTCAGCACATTATCAAGATAGCCATATGGCTTCAAGATTTCGATGGCATGACTGAAACTTTCTTTAGATCGCCAGTTGATCTGTGTCTCGAATGCGTCGTCTATGAGGTCAGTGTCGAGTATTACCACTTTTGATCATTATATGACGGAATAGATATACGGTCAACCGACTGCCACAGTATTTCTTTGTCTAGTTGCCAGTCATCATATCCAGATTCAATGAGATCTATGTAGCTGGCATAACTGTTACCAAACTTTGGATTGTTCATGATGTAGACCATGAACTCATATCCATCTTTGCACAGAATGCGTTTGCTGTAGTAGTTGGGATAGCCTTCAAACACATCTAAGCTGAGCTCACAGAGATCAGTAATGCGCCACAATGCTCCTGGAACCACACGACCCGGATTGGGGCGGATGGTGGCATGCTTGGCAAAATCCAGTTCCCAACCACGCAGATAGAAACTATGAAAAGGTTCAGCATCAGGACATCTGTAGGCCATGCTGTCCTTGCTGAGATTGGCACCGTAGGCAAAATACAAGTTCATTGAGGCACACAAGCTTGATAGGCTTCTAAATATCGTGTCCAGTAATCCATACCTATTAGATTGGCATAGAGTTTATACCAGTAAAATACTCCAGACATATAGGCCTGATAGAGTTCCAGGCCCATGACCAACTGTGGGGGTATCGCACCTGTGCAAATCATATTATTTTCCTTGTTCATTATCAATCCTTGTTATGTCTTTGATGTCGATGCTGTGATTGTATCTCCATCGTTTTTTAACTTCCGCTCCAGCTGCCTCTGCTGAATCGGCTTCTACTACTTCTCGGCGCACTATCCAATACTGGCCAGGTGGACAACAGTTTCGTTGCTGTTGCCTAAAGGTCACTGACCATTGCATAGGTATCGTTTACGGATCATGGCTTTGCATTTTTCTACATCACGCTCATAAAAAACATGATTGTCTGTGACGCCAAAGTGATTGCAAAATGCTTGACCAAAACGCTGATCTTTGATAGCATCAAATATGTAGCCATGGCACCAACGTTCAAAGGATTCTTTGGTGAGTAGCTCTTGTGCTGTTCGACCGTGTTGTGCCAACATGAGCTCTTGTACCAAATGTGCCATGCTCAAGATAACAACTCCACATTCCCAAGATTCCAGCTGATGTGGCCACTGGGAAAGTGTCGTTTATAATGCCATAGAGCTTGCACCTCCATGGGTTGGCCTTGGTTGAACAAACTGTCAACTAGACTCTTCAACGTATTCTGTGAGTTCACGATCCACACTGTGGCTTCACCTGCAGAGTTGGCAAACCAGTACTGATAGACTTCCATGTTTTTTCTGCTACACAAAATCCGTCGCAAGGGTGTGATTGTATCACGTCGTGATTCTGCGATGACCGAATCTTTTGTGAGAGCTTTATTTTTTCCAAACACGTCGGCTAACTCAGTATCCTCGACATAAAAATATGGCAACTTCATGATAATCCCAATCTGATCGCTTATAATAGGTGCTTCACCTGACACTATATCATACAGTGTAGTTTGATATTCACTCAAAGGTTTGCCCTTCAATGTCTGCATCATGAGCTTGTCGCGATAGTAGCAACGTGTCTCTGCGGCCATCGCACGATCATGCTCATGAGCTTTCACATCATTGAGACTGACCCAGCGACGCTGTGGAAAGTTCAGCCACACATGATAGCTGGCCCAGCTCAGTGCAATAGGATCATCTGAAAAGGTTACTTCAGTTGCTGTCTTGCGTTTGCATACAAGATCAACTTCCCATTTAGTTGAGAGTTTGAAATCTATCACTTTGTTTGCTGTTACTGTTAGTCCCATAGTCCCTCGTAGTATTTGCCAAACAGTCTAAATCCGTTGCTGATGCGTTTTTGCACAGCTTCCATACCTTCGCTGTCCCATTGACTGGTGTCGTTAGGGCCTCGTTCCATTTCGTAATACTTGTGCTCGCCTTTGGCAATTTCGTTGCCATCTTTATCCACCGGCACCCATAACATGTCAATCTTGCCGGAATGAAACTCGGTCTGCCAGTCGTCTTGGTTCTTTTTCTCAAACGCAAAGATCATTTCGTCCATGACCCAGTCCCAACGCAGAAAGTGATTGCCATCTGTGTCGTATTCGTTTTCCTTGGGCGGTGCGGCAGTGCTACGCAGGTGTTCTGGCACATCCTCATCATCGACCAAGGGTGCGCCATGCTTGTCCCGCTTGAGTTGTCGTAGCATGGGCAACACGATTGAAGCCAGAGTATGATCCATTGACCAAGTATCCCATCGATCAATCTTGACATACTCCACACGGGGATGTACACGATCCAGTACCCACTGAATAGCTTGACTAACAGGGGTCAGTCGATGGCTCCAGCGTTCGACCCATTCAGGATGTTTCACGCACAGACTTTTTTCACCGCGAGTGATTCGAGCTGAATCTTCAAGACTTTGTTCTAAAGTCCAGCGACTGCACTTAGACCACTCAGTCCAAAAGAATAGGTAGTCCAACATGGTGTATGGTGAGATCCAGTGATTGCAATACTTTGAAATATAAACTTTCATTCTTCAACTCCGAAATGTTGTTTAATCTTGTTAGTTTTTTCTTTATAATCTAAATATGCCAGATCGCTTGTATTACACTTTTCAGTCCAAAATGGTTGGCAACATTTCCGAACAATCAACTCGGCAAACTTTTTGTTATATTCTTTCAACCAAATAGCATCAGGACCGTAAGCATATGTTGACCATGCGGTCAACACGGCCTGTTTGGCATATTCTCTAATTCGTTCGTTCATTACCACATTTCTATATCGGTTATGTCAGATTCAAAACTGCGTTCTATCTGACGTTTGTTAAACAAAGCATGATGACTGGCACCAATACCAGATGTATTGGTTTCACGAATGGTCACACTTTCAATGCCATCATCCAGTGCTAAATGTGTCATTATACGTTCTAGCTGTTTTCTTGTCAATGTCATTGTTGCGGCCATTACCAATCTCCCCGATCGATCCAAACTCTTATGATCAAACCTAGGAAGCCGCAGGCATAGGTACGCTCTGCGGCTCCAAACTCTGAGGTAGTTTCGTTCCTAGCCCAGGGCAGTACCTTCCACCAAAGCGGATTCAGCGATATGATTGCACTGATGCCGCTGTATCTGAGATACTGTCCAAATCTATGTATTTTGCCTGCCACTGATCTGCCTTTGCTTCATGTCCAATATAACCACGTGGATTGCATACCACGCGAGTTGGGCCAATCATATAATCAAAATCCTCGTGGGTGTGTCCGTGCGTCCACAATACGATTTCAGAGTTGTCTATGATCATGTCATCCAGTGCTGTAGTGTAGCAACCATTCATCAGGACATCATGTACATATCTAGGATGTGTACTTGCCCGGCTGGGAGCATGGTGTCCCACCACCACAACACGGCGGCTATGGTCGCCCTGTGCTCGACGATTGGCCAGCACAGTTTTGATATAATCACGCATCTTGTAATGATCCATCAAGGTAGCTTGCGGAATCAACTTCCAGATACCGTGAGCATGCCCCGACTCTGTGTTTTTCACCAGGCGATAGTCATTCATACCCCTAGAAGCGTGTTGCATGGTTTGAAGATCGCCTCCGTTGAAATCTGTCCACAAGGTACCGCCAATGAACAGCCAACCATCAATGTCTTTGACTTCTTTTTCCAAGAGATACACATTGTGACACTGCATGTCTGCCAGCATGTTTTTCAAGATGCTGTAGGTCTTGGCAAAGTCACCATGATAATGCTCGTGGTTGCCCATGACAAAGACCACATGAGGGAATGCCTGGCTCACACGCTGGAAGAAATCTCGTATGCGTTGACTACCAGCACCTTCCATGAAGTTGTTGGGATCTGGACGACCAATGTCACGGGCCACACAGATGTCTCCTGACAAGATTAGGACGTCAGCACTGTCGGTGTTTGGAAGATCAAGATCTCCAAACTCGAGATGGATATCACTAGCTATTGCTACTTTCATTCAACTGTGTCCTTAGTGTTTCTAATACTGCATTATCACCAGCTACTACACTGACTTTTCTATTGGCCCAGCGTGAACGAATGTGTTTGCACAGTTCTTTGAGATCACTGCCCTGTGCCATGAACTCATTGGTATCATTGTTGTACATAAAAAATATCTCATTGTGTTGTTCTACACGACAAGGAATACTTTCTTCTTTGGCTTGCTCCAGCGCCTGTTCCAAGTCGCCTTCGATTCTAGCGATCAATCTGGCCATGACGATTTTGATCCCAATGTAAAACAACCAAGCACCAATGGCGATACCTAACACAATGCCCAATACAATATCACTCATCATTGTCTCCATCTTTGATCAGTCCTTGCCTTTCAGTAGTTGACGCAGTTTAAAATATTCTTCGTGCTGAATCCAACTATTGTTGAACCAAAAACCCCAGTCTTGTTGCTGTGGTCCAGGCATGAACAAGGTCCAGGCAGTCACACCCGGTTTGAGTTCAATGCGGTGATAACTGTTGGTACCGCAACGACGAAAGTGTCCGGGCCCACGCCAATGACGAACCTCGCAAGTCTTTCGGCCTTGAGCATCAAACTGCGGTATCCACTCATAGTAGCCTCCAGCAAGAATGAAAGTGCAATACGACCATGGGTGATCATGTACATCGTCGGGATCTCCTTTTAGAAACTTGTGCAGGAAAACATTGAAGGGAAACCGTTGCCTGTCTTTAAGGAACAAGTAGTACCGCTCCAAGTAAGGTTCGTTGTTTTGGCGATCCATGATAACATTGTAACGTCCCAGTCTTTGCATGAGTTTTTTAAACATACAAGTATTTTACAAGGAAATGTCTTTTCTGGTCAACCAAAGAAAAAGGCTACAGAAGTAGCCTTTTCAAAGAGATGGTCGAGTTGATACGACCAGCGACTCTATATTAGACCAAGCCCATGGCAATAGCTTTGTAGCCGGCGGCTACAATCTTGCGAGAAGGTTTGCCAAGCACATACTCAGTGACCTTGACACCGTTGCCAGCCACACGCTTGTTTGCATAAACAGCGAAACCAGCTTGACGGATACGGCTAACTTCGGCACTGATGTTCTTGATGCCAAAACGCCAAAACGCTTGAGCAGGAGTCACAACGTCGCCAGAATGGAGAGCGTTGAATAGTTTGTAAGTCTTAGTGTCTTCGTTGAATCGAGTAATCATAGTTTAGATTTCCTTAAAGTAAATCGCCGATCAATATAATTGCTTCAGCTTAGAACTAGTATAGCAAACCCCGCTGGCAAGGTCTACTATTTTGGCAATCTACTTTGCCTTATGCTACAGTTTTGGCAATCTCGTCCACGTGCCGGCACCGACCACGGAATCCATAACCAGGGCAGGTACAAGACCAATGCCCGGCACTGAGATTGACAACGTATTGGTTGCCTTTTGATCCGGCCACTGTCCAGACTTGACCTTGAGGCTTTTGTGGTTCCTCTTTGGACACAACCAATTTGAGATTGAACTTCCAAGGATTCTGTTTGATTTCAACGAACTTGCGACCACGGCGGTCCAAGCGGAGAGGATTGCGGAAGTATTCTGGCGGACCCTCTCCCCATTTAGAATATCCATAGGCCTTGTCACCATCCATGAGATACACATGGTTTGGTTGCCGGTATTCAACACCAGACCAAACTTTAGTCTCTTGCATGATTTTCATTCTTCAACTCCAAAATAGTGTTTCATTCGATCCGACGGACGAGTTTGCAAATGTTCATCGGCAAACTCATCAGCTATATTTGCACATTCTTGCACAATTAGTTTAACAAACTCTTCTACGGCATATTCCCAATTGTATATGTCTTTTGTGCGATGCATTATCAAGCCTGAGTTTTGAATACATTGCTTGATTTGTTGATTCATAATTTATATCAAGAATAGGTTCCGCTGGTGGTAGGGCTTTATTAATTTTCTGGTCGCATTGGTTGTTGAATTTTTTCGTAAATCAACGTGGATTTTCCTCCCACACCCAACACACAAGACATCTCGCCCATTAATTGAAGAATTGTCCATGTGCCAGTGTTGACATTGTGAAAAACAGCGTGTATACCAACTGAATCTTGACCTGTCCAAATGGGTTTTTCTTTGTATTCTGATTCCATTGAACGTAAGATTGTTGAGGTATTGTTGCATAAAACAGGTTTTTCAGTTTGAAACGCAGTGGCGCCAACCATAGATCCCGATAAACATGTAAGTAGTGTTAAAATTACTAATTTCATATGTAATCGCTTCTTTATAATAAATTTTATTTAGTGCATTTAATCTTTGTAGTTAACCAGGACCTGAAGGCATTCCCATTGACCCCAAGTTAATTGAAACTGACGATTGTTTATGCAAAAATCAAATCCTTCATCATTGCTCCACTCGCAAATCTCCATGAAGTCATGTTCTTTGGCATGATGATCATAAGGCTTGAGCTCGGCGAATTTAGCTTTTCTTGTGTGTGTTTTTATAAAGTACATTCTTTAACTCCGAAGGGTTGTTTATCCACTGATCCACATACAAGTATGAACAGCCATTTTAAGAGATTTTTTGTAATTTCTTGGCTAATTCTGTGCGTTGTTCGTCAGTGAGTTCATCACAGCGGCTGCTGCGATCGGGTTGCCGCAGCCAATTGTCATCTGTTCTAACACCATACAACTTCTCGCTAGCTTTAAACGCAGCCCAGGTGCCAAACACCATGCTGACGATGGCTATGTGACCTAACATGTTGTAGCCTATGAGCATGAGTTCGCCAAAAAACACACCAAAGGTCAAGCACCAAAAACAGGCAATGATAATACTGGCAAAGTATCTGATGTGTACCGGCATGTGCCTTAGAGGATTTACATTGGGATTAAGCAGATCATGGCCAGATTGTCTAAGAACCTTGATCATAACCCAAATAAATTTTAATACGCTAAACATAAAAAATCTCCTTAATTAAATTCCATGTCATTTTTAAACTCCAAAACAGTGTTGAATCAAATAAAATTTTTTGATTGAGATAACTTACAATATTATAAACAAAGCGGCTGCTGCGTTGGCTGCTGAAAAAAATATATCAATCCAACCTAATGCATTATTTTTATTTTTAAAGTCTATCTGAGCACATTTCCAAAAATAGCACGCAAAAATTATATTGAGTCCCAGAGCCATTGAAATAAAAATATTCATAATAAATTATGTTATGTTATGTTATTGCCGTAGTAATGATTATCACTATGAGCAGTTACAATTTGATAAACCTCATTTTCATTCATGTCTAGTGCCAACGCTATTTCACCAATTGATAGGCACTGATAATCGTACATTTCGCATATTTTGTATATTAGATCTTTTGTTTCATACATTTTTTCATTCATTTGTTGGAATCTCCTCTGTATTTTCCTCCAACTCAGTTACAAATGCTTCGAACTTGAGATCGTCATCCCATCCTTGACAATAGTCGTTGTCTTGATCACACAGTTGAAGCACTTCATCATTGTCAATCGTGCGATGACTCACAATAGTTTCGTTGAGATGTTTTTGAGAAAATTCTTTGGCTTCTCCCATGGTCACAGTGTCCAAAGCCCAATCTGTCTTGCCAGAAGGCACTTCAATCACGTACCGATGTCGAAAAGTCTGTACAGTTTCTACCAGTACCAATTCTGTTTCTTTCTTTTTTATCTCCCAGCTGCCATCACCGCGATCGATCCAGTGAATTTGATCACCCTCTTGCCAGCCTGTGATTTCCGGAAAGTCCGATGGAAATTCAATAATACCATCCCCATTTTCGTCTGTCTGAATGTTCAGCTTCCATGATTTATTGATTTGATCGGAATTCATTCGGTGGCCTCCATTGCTTCGCGCTCGAGTGCCTCAGTCAGCAGGCCGTCAAACTCGCCGTAATACTCAACATACCAATGGCCGTCGCGGCGCAGGATGTAGTTGTATTCCTCAAACCGCGCGAGGGCACGATAGTCAGCATAGTCCTTGAAGCGAACAGCACCCACATCGGTCTCATCTTCACCTCGGTCACGTCCGTAAAATATTGTCATGTCGCCGTACTTTTCTTCATATTCGTCTGCGGAAATATCACTGTCAAAACGGCTGAAGATGTGCTTGTCGCCAATGTTGGGGCGCAGTGAGCTGACGTCGCCCAGGTCAATGAGATCTCGCAGTTTGAACGGATCGGAGTAGTGCTCCTGCAGGATCCGGCCGTTGTGACCCAGGTATCCGTCCCAATGACAGTAAACTCGGTCTACTGAGCCGTCTGCGTATTCCAGTGCAATAGTGCTTCGTGTGGCCATTTCATCTGCTCCTTGAGTGTTTAAGTGTATATTATAACATCAAACAATAACCCAGTCAACCAAAGGGTTGATCATTCTTCAACTCCGAAATGTTCTAGTAACTTTGGGATATCTTTAATATCAGCATGACTAATATTAAACCACTCTCCACGGACCCGTTTTTTTTCAAAATGCCTGTGTAATTTTTGTTCGATAAGATCTGCTCGGTCTAATACATCTGATTTCCAAACTAATTTTAGATCCATCCAATGTGCTGTTTGTAAGGAGGTTTTTCTTTTATCTGTATTTGATCCCGAAGTAATTCCAATCTTATATGGGGTTCCCGGAATTTCCGGACCTATTACATAAATTGTTCCAGTCACTGCCCCTGCTGAGGCTAGAGTATTTTTTTGACTACGGACTAGCCCCTTTGCTTTTACCGCACTTCTCCATTTTTTAGCATAGAGATTAGCACAAGATTTACATTGAGGAATAACAAGCCTATCGACATCTTTCTCAACCTTCAGAAGAGAACTAGGAAAGAAGTGTTCTTCAGAAGACTCTAACAATCTTTTACATTTG